GTCTCGTTTGAGCCACACTTTGCCACCTTCGATCCACGCGCGCCAGGTGTAGCCGAGCAAGCCTCGACTCGGGTCGTCCAACGCAACGCCGCCAAGCTCGAACTCAACGCGCCACTCGCTCGGGTCGCGCGCCGTGATGGCGCTATCGGGGTGGTGGAACTCGGCCGGAATCGGCCGACCCGAGAGGACGTTTTGGGGGAAGCTCATTGGCGGTCCCAGGAGAGCGCCACGTCGATACGCAGCGTCTTGGTGTTGTCCTTGGCGATGGGCGGATCGAAGCTGAATTGATAGGCCCCCAAGCCGCTCAACAGCTCCATTGCCGAGATTCCGCCGGACAAATTCCCGCCGTCAAGGGCGAGCGACACGTACCCCGTGGCCTCCAGGCTGTTGTTGACGTAGGCGTTGGTGATGTCGCTCGCCCCGCTGCCGCTGCCCCCGGGAGACTGCAGCACCGTGCCGAGCGAGCCATTCCACACCGAACTGTGGCTGTTGCCGGAAGCGATGCCGAAGTGGACGCCCCTATCGAGGGCTTCCAACCCCCAAGCGGCGCCGCCCGTTGCCCGCGCAGCGCGCATTACGCAGTCGTGCGTGATGCCGCCGATGACCGCAGTGAAGGTGACGTCCCCTACCGGGGCGTACACGCGAAGGGTGTAGGTGACATCCAGGTATTCGTTAGCCAGCACCGTGACGGTGGTCGGGTCCCCATTCGAGTCTTTGATCAGCGATCGGCTGAATAGGCCGCCGCTCCAACCAACACCAACTTCGGTCAGGTTGCCTGCGGCAGCTCCCATGTCGAAGCGCCAAGTCTTGGTTCGGAAGCCGTAGTAAGGCGACGTTGCCGAGGCACCTCCAGTCGAGCCCGTGGCACTTGACGTAGTTGCGACAAGTGTCTGCAAGCCACTGTCGGTAATCGCGGGGGCTGTCGAGCCTGCGCCCACACTGCAGTGCGTCGCAACGCCGCCCGAACCGAGGCGGTTGAGCCCCCCGTTGAGGATGAGGTTTTCAAATTCCCCGAGTGCGCGCTGTTCGCCGGTTTCAGCATTGACGGCGTGCAGCGAAAAGTGACCTGACAGTTTCGATTTCATGAGAGGGTTCCTCCGGTTAGCGAGACGGTTGGCGTCAACGCCTCAGTCTCTATGGTGTATGGGATGAGTGCCAGAACGAGCTGGCCGCCAGTCACCGCAGCGTCGGCGACGATCGCCTCAATCCCTTGGTCGTAGGTGCTGTAGATGACAGTCAGCGGGAAGCTACCGCCAGTCACCGCAGCGTCGGCAACGACCGCCTCAACCCCTTGGTCGTAGGTGCTGTAGATGACAGTCAGCGGGAAGCTACCGCCAGTCACCGACGCTGCGGTGATCAGCTCCAAGACTAGTGGCGGGATGCGGTACTCGCCACCAACGATGCGCGCCGAGGCGACGATGTTGTCGGAAGCGACGACTGGGTAGGGGCGAGACGTGACCCACAGAGTTGGCGTCGACGGCGTGCTGCACGCCGGGCAGTTGGACACGTCATCTACCGGCCACACTGCCCAGTCGGACTCAAATGCCCCGCCAGTCACCGCAGCGTCGGTGACGATCGCCTCGACACCTTGGTCGTAAGTGCTGTAGATGACCGTCAGCGGGAAGCTGCCGCCGCGTAGCGCCGCCGAGACGGTGAGAGATTCGTACTGCCAAGGTATCAGCCCGAGCCTCAATGCCCCGCCGGTCACTGCAGCCCCAGCAACGATCGCTTCAACCGCGGGCAGCAACGATCGAGGCAGCCAGTTGGTGAGCGTCGTCAAGCCGTCGATCAGGCTGGAGCGCGTCACCACCGACGTGGCCACCGCTCGGCATGCGTCGGTCTGATGGTGCAGCTCGAATGCATCCTGCTCAAAGCGTGACGGCACGATGAGCTGCACCCGGCTCAACTCGTGGCGAGACAACGACGCTATGGCGACATCCAAGGTGATCAGCTCGTGGTCGCCATCTCGCACAACCGATGTGACTGTGCGGTACTGTGCGGGCCGCCCGTCTCGGTAACACATCGCCAGCACCACAACGCTTTGCTGGGGCTGGTTGAAATACTCGCTGAGCCCAGCCGGCGCCGCGTAGAAGACACTGCCGGCAGGATCTGCCGAGGGCGTCACGTCATGCGTGAAGCTGGGCATGTAGAACCGCACCGCCGAGCCACGAGCAGCCGCCAGGAAGGACCGGAAGGTACTCACCTCTTGCCGGCCTTGGAGCAGCAACGCGGCGCGTTGGATGACGCGGATCTGGCCGCCAGGATGCGTGACTTGCACCGGGCTCGGCGCGTAGTCCAGGTCGTAGGTGTTGAGCGCGAAGTCGAGGGATATCGAGTCGGCCCAGTTGGGCTCGAAGCGCCACAGGGGGGCGCCGTAACCCCAGTCGGCAGCAATGTTTCGTTCCGTGTCGACCAACTCGAAGCCCATTGTCACCTGGCTCACTCGGCTGGTGGGCAGGCTCAGCGTCGGGGACTGCGGCATCCACATCTTGCGCAGTGGTCGCGCCCATGTGCCTGCGGGCCAGGTGCGCGTCGGCGCCGCAACGGTGATGGTGTCGATGCCAGTGTCGCGCTCCAGCACCTCCACCAACTCGTAGTCATCCGGGTCGTCGCGCATGAGCAACACCAGATCGCCCTCGTACCATTCGCGCCACTGCAGCGTGTCGGCCGGGAACTCGATGGTGTCGAGCAATGGGGACAGCGCGGTGCTCAAGCGTTGCTGGTCGTGCCACAGGGGCGCCAGGAAGTGGCGCTTGCCGATGCCGAGCAGGAAGTTTTTGAGGCGTTGCGCCCCAACCCCGTCGCGCAAGAACGACGCCTCGAAGTAGCGCCGAGGATGCCGGCGCAAGGATCGACGCTGCTCGGTGTCGGTTTCACTGCCCGCCCGGCCGGTGGCCCAACTCAGCCGCTCCATGACGCCCTCACCCCAGTTGGGGCTCAGCGTGAAGACTGGCAGCTCCAGGCGCGCATCCCCCGTGGACGGCAAGTCGGAGTCGGCAACGATCGCCGTGTCAAAGCGCCAACCGTCAGCCGAGGATGCGTAGATCACCTCACTGTTGCGCAGTAGCGTCATTGCGACGTATGCCTGCCCGCTGGTGATCTTGGTCAGCACCAAGTCGATCCGGCTCTCACCATCAGGCGCCCAAAACTCCACCTCGGATGGTTGAGAGGCGCCCGGGGCGCAGACGGCCACACGGCCCAGGCTGATCCCGTCCAGGCCGACCCATGCTGAGCCGGCGTCCTTGGCGTAAAAGCGCAGCACATAGGCGCCCGCCTGCAGCACAAAGCGACGAGCCAGGTAGTAGGTGCCCGCCGACACCCCACCAAGCCCGCTGGTGACGCCCAAGGCCATCTCGCCAGCAGTGAACTGCGCGGCCACCCCGGCGTCCGGGATGTCGTCCTCGAATGGCAGCGTTGCAGCCACGCGTCACCCCTTCAGCAGTTGCTTGAGGGTGCCGGTATTCTTTTTGGCAAACATCAGGAAGGCCCGTTCGTTGTGGCTGGAGGTGAGGTGCTCGATGGCTTTGCGCTGGTCGTCCACGATGACGGCTTTGAGCGACCCACCCTCGCCAGGGCCGCCGGCCGCAGCGCCGCCGTTGAGGATGTTACGCGGACTGTTGCGAGAAAGCACCTCCTCCCCCTTCTGCAGGATGGCGGGCACCTCGCCGGGGTTGAGACCGATGGGCGCTTTGGTGCCGGTGTGGAAGCGCTGAGCGCCGGCAAACACCTCGCTGTTGATGGCACGCTGCGTTGTGATGGACCCGACGATGCCCCCACCGTGAGCGACCGCCCCAAGCGTGGCCGTGCCAGCACTCCCGTTGACAGCGCCCCCAGCCGCCCCTGCAGCACCGCCACCAAACATGCCCCCGCCAACAGCTCGCAAGATGGCCTGCGCCGCGGCCAGCGCATAGGTCTGGATGATCATCGCCGCGACTTGGTTCAGGAAGGTGACTGCGAAGTTGGCAAACACCTTCCCCATCGAGTCAAACACGTCATTGATGTCACCGCCCTTGAAGATGACCTCGCCCAGAGCCTGCGCACCGGCCATGGCGGCGTCAACGAGCGCCTGACCAAACGAGGTCTTGAAGGTCTCGCCCAGCTTGACGCTCTGCTCGTCGGTCTGCTGCAGCTTGAGCAGCAAGGCGTCCATGTTGGCGACCATGGTGGTGTCGCCCAGGCCTGCGGCCAGCTCGCGCGCTGCGCGGGCCGCGTCGCCAATCTTGGTGGCGTACTCCTCCATGATGGCCACACGGTCGCGCTGAGCCTGCACCGCGTCGATGTTGTCGGTGGACAACTGCGTGTCGACCAGGCTCAGCTTGGCATCGCGCTCAGCCGTCTGCTTCTGGATCTCCGTTTGCTTATCGCCAAGCTGAGCGCGCTTGACCTCAGTGTCAGAGCCACGAGAAGCCGCCTTGAGAGCGACGGCGCGCAGCTTGGCGGCATCCGCAATCTTGCCTTCCTTCTCGGCCAAATCCGCCGCGGCATTAGCCGCCGCCTCGATCTCAGCGCGGTACTTCTCGATGATCGCAATCTCAGCCTCTTTGAACTGGATCGCCTTGCTGGGATCGAGCTGGGCCTGCAGCTTGGCCACCTCCACCAGAGCGTCGCGTTCGCTCAGCAGCGCGTCGACCTTCTCCTTGGCTTGCTTGGCCGCCAGCTTGTCGGCTGCCTCCTGCTTGAGCGTCGCCTTTGCCGCTTCCACACGGGCGAGTAGCGCCTTCTGCAGATCCGCCACGGTGCCCGTCTGCGTGACGTTGAAGCCCGACTTCTTGGCCTCCTCGCGGATCTTGGCCAGCTCAGCCGATGAGACGGTGCTCAGCTTGTGGATGTTGTCGATGAGGCCTTGGTACTGGAGGTCGATCGCACGCGCCGCGTCATCGGCTTCACTGGCCGACTTCTTGGCCGCACTGACCTCCAGGGCGGCCGTTGCGCTCTCGACCGACTTGACCAGCGCCATGGCCTCAGCCAGGTCGTGCTTGGCCTTGGCGACAGCCTCCTTGTTGGGCTGGTTGAGTAGGTCCGCAATCTGGGCGCGCAAAGCCGCTTCGGTGCTGGAGTCGAGCTGCGTGCCTTGCTGGGTCGGGGCGACACTGCCGCGCCCACCCCCTGCGCCCGTGCTGGGCAAGGTCACGCGGCCAGACGCGCCACCAGGCAGCACCTGGGTGCCGTTCTCCTTGCGAACGATCTTCTCGAAGGCTGCCGACTGCACGTCGTCGATCTCGCGCAGCTTTTTCTTCAGCTCGTCGAGCGCTTTGCTCATGCCGGTGATGGGGACCGGCTTGCTGAGGAAGCTGCCGATCGCCCCCAGCTTCTGGAACAGTGTCTCAAGAACGATGCTGGTTTTGGCCACCCAACTGAAGTTGCGCTCGGCCCAGCGGAACACGTCCACGCCGACCAACAGCAGGAGCACAGGCCACAGGAGGCCCTTGATGGTGATGCCGAGCAGGCGCACCGCCAGCGTGGCCGCCGACGCCGAGCCGGTGAGCGCCGCCACCCAAGCAGTCACCTTGGTCAGCACCGCAGCAACGCCGCCGGCCGTGCCGAGGATGCCCAGCGCATAGCCCAGCGCTTTGGTGGCGTCTACGGCCCGCAGAATGCCCGCAGTAAGCTCGCCCAGCCCGGTGGAGTCGAACGCCCCGCTCAGGCCAGCCTTGAGGCCGCTGGCGGCTTCCTGCATGCTGCTGAGTGCAGACAGGCCGCCGCGCACCGTGTCGAACAAGAAGCCCGCTGCGCCGGCAGCCACGGTGAAGGCGGTGGCCAGCGTCTTGGCCGCTTGCGCACCCTCGTTGCTGTTGAGGAAGTTGGCCATGCGCTCGGCCAGCTTGCCCAAGCTCTCCAACAATCCACCCTCGGCAACCTGATTGCGGAAGTCGAACAGGGCCGTGCCGAGCCGTGCAATGCTCGCGTCAAACGCTTTGCTCGCCGGCTCGACCTGGCTCTTGACGCTCTCGCCGAACTGCTTGGCAAACAGCAGCAGGAACTCGGCCGGCACCTTGCCCGACTCAAGCAGCTTGTCCAACTGCTTGGTGCTGATGCCCAGGCCCTTAGCGAACTGGTTGAGCGCGCCGCTGAGTCGGTCTCCTAGCTGACCCCGAAGTTCCTCGGATTGGACCTTTGCCTTGGACAAGACCTGCTCTAAGGCCTTGAAAACGCCGGCCGTATCGTCAACGCTCAAACGAAATACGCGCGATACCTCGGAAAACTTCTCGAAGATGAAGCGCGTCTCGTTGGTGGTCAGGTTGGCGGACTTGCCCGCGATGACAAAGCGTGAGTAGCCTTCAGCCGCCGACTTGAGGTCGAGGCCGAGCCGATTGGCCTGCTCGCGCACATAACCCAGCTCCTGCGCGATGACCTTGGGGTCGTCACCGAAGGCCACGCCGAGACGCGAGTTGATGCCCTGCAGCGACACCGCCGCGTCGATGGTGCGCTGCCCTTCATTGATAACGCCAAACAGGCCGATGTAGGCCGCAGCCATCGACAGCACCTGACCGCGCACGCGCTGGTACAAGCTGAGCGCCGTGCGGCTCTCGTTGTGCATGCCCGACATGGAGGCGGTAGCCTTGTCGGTAGCCTGTCCGAGGCGGGTCGAAGCATCGCTGGCCGCGTCAAAAGCGTTGCGAGTGCGCTGCGTCGTGGCCAGCAGATCCTTCTCAACCTGATCCAGGTGCTCGACCTTGATGCCCATTGCGGCGAGCATGTGCTGAGCGTCAGCCACGCGGGCGCCAAGCCGCTGGTACTCCTGCGACAACTGCCCGACGACCTTCTCTTGCTGAGCAAGGCCGGCCGCAACCTCCTGACCGCCCAAGCCTCGCTTGGCCTGCTCAGCGTAAAACTGCAGCTTCTGACGGGCCTCAGCCAACGCTTGATCAAGCCGCCCCAGGTCTGCAGCCTGCTTGCGGAACGAGTCGACACTGCCGGCCACGCTTGCGAGGCTTGCGAGCGCCGTCTGCAGGGCCTTGTAATCGCGCGCAAGCTGCTTCGACTCCTCGGCATTCAGGGCCATCGAGTTGGCCGCCTGGCGCTGGCGTTGCTCGATCTTGGGCAGGCTGTTGGCCAGCTCGTCGAGGCTGAAGGCGGCCAGCTTGGTGGGGGCCGCAATCTCGGCGATTTGTCGCGCCAAGCTCTGCGCTGCCGGAGTGGCTCGGAGCTGCTGCACCGCGGCCACCAGCTTGTCCATCTCGGTCAACGTGGCTCGAGCAGCGACGGCTGCTTTCTGGAGCTGATCAGTCTCCTCGCGCTGAGCGGCAACAGCCTTCTCCTTCTGCTCGCCGATGGCCTTGGTGAAAGCCAGGCGCTGAGCGTCGCGGTCAGCGGCCTCCTTGAGCATCAGCAGCTCGGCTTGCAGCGCCGCAGCGCCGCGTGCCGCAAGCTCATCGCGCCCAGCCGCCTCCATGAGGGCCAGTCGATCGGACTCGGCCTGCTCTTTGCGGGCACGCGTTGTGGCCACCTCATTCGCACGAGCAGCGTTGGCCGCATTGACGATGCGAAGGTTCTCAGCCGATGCGCGTGCCGTTGCGGCAGCAGCCGCCGTTGCGGCAGCAGCACGAGCCTGGCGCTCAGCCAACGTGGCCGCATTGACGATGCGAAGGTTCTCAGCCGCAGCCCTGTCGCGCAGCGCCGCGCGGGCCTTGTCCATGGCGAGCAGATCCGCCTGGCGCTTCAGCTCCAACTCATCAGCCAACGCCTTGTCCTGAGCGCGCTTGCGCTCGGCATCGGCGTACTCCTTGAGCACGCGCAGCTCGGCTGCCAAATCGCGTTGACCGCGAGCCTTCTGCTCAACCTCAGCCACGTACTGCAGGGTGTGCAGTCGATCCGACTCGGCCTGCTCCAACCGTTTGGCATCTGCGATGCGCTGATCGGCCAGACGCTTGGATAGCGCCGCAGCTTCCTTGAGCGCTTGCAGCTCGGCCTGCAGTGCGGCGGCACCTCGGGACAGCAGATCGGCGCGACCGGCGGCCTCCATCTTGGCCAAGCTGTCGGATTCCTCCTGCTCACGCTTGGCCAGCGCCGCGGTTGCGGCGGCCAAGTCATCGGCGGCCTTCTTTTGTTCCTTGAGGGCCCGCACCGCGGCGTCACGGCCGCGCACGTTGCGCTCGGCTTGCAGGCTCAGTGCGTCGACACGCTGCTCAGCCTCACCCAGCAACTGCAGCTCAGCCGCGGCATCAGCGGCGGCCACACCGATGGCCGACAGCGCCGACACGGCAGTGGTCTGCCGGTTGGCGAAGCTCTTGACTTGCTTCTCGGAGAGGTTGTACTCGCGGGTCAGCAGCCGAAGCGTGTCGGTCTGCTCTTTGGTCTTCTTGTCGACCCCCTCCAGGCCCACCTTGAACGTCTCAAGCGCAGCCTTGGCGGTGTTGAAGCGCTCCGCGGCGCCGGCCGCGCCCTTCTCCAGTGCGAGGAAGTTTTCGACCAAGGCCTTGCGGTTGGCGATCTCCTTGGAGACCGTGCCAAAGTCTTTGACGACGGTGGTCAGCTCGTTGAGCGTGCGGGTGGCGGGACCACCACCCTTGGCCAGATCCTCCAGGCCGGTGCCGAGCTGGTCGATGAGCTTCAGGAGGTCCGCAAGCGGCTTGGCCTCCACATCCTTGGCCCGAACGACCAGATCGACACGGCGTGAGTCAGCCATCGTTGAGCCTCTTTATTTGCTTGTTGAAAGCCGCCGCAGCTTCCCCGCCCGCCAGCACGGCGCCAATCATCATCTTCTGCAGCACCGCGACGCTCGCGTACTGCCTATTGAGACGCTGCTTGACTATCGCCGTCTCGTTGCCGAGCACGCCGAGGGGGTACTTCGCAGCGTCAGGGTGCCCCTCGGCCAACAGGAGGGACACCTTCTCTCGAATGTCGAGCAGCCAGCCCAGCTCGTCGACAACAGGCTTCAGCGTGTCGGGATCGACTGTGCCAAAGCCGTCATCTGCGTCAGGCCCTTCGTCAGGCTGGCCAGCAGTTTTGGGAGCGCACTCGGGTCGCGGAACGTGAGCCGCGCCACCGTCATTGCAGCTTCAAGTTGGAACACGCCGGGGGCCTGGAGGAAGGCTTCCACGTCGCCAGGGGCATCGGCGGCCAAGGCCAGTGCGTGCGCGAGCAGCAGCGGCGAGGCTTGTGCCAACTGGCTTGCGATGCCGGCCAGGTTGACCTCACCTTCGGCGGCCTGCGCACGAATCAGCGGGATGGCCGCGCGGAAGTCGTCAGCGTGGCTGGAGAACAACGTCACGATGTCGAAATACGACAGACCGCGGAATGAGATGGAGCCCGCCCCATCAGGGGCAGGCACCGCCTCGCGCACAACAAGCAGTGATGCGAGGCTCATGGGTTACACCGGCCGACCGTTGCAGTAGATCGACGCCAGATCGCCCAGCTTCAGCACTTCGATGTTGAAGCTCATGGCCTGCCAGTCTTCGCCCTTCAGTGCGTACTCACCGTTGGGGGTCAGCTTCACGTAGGGCATGTAGTAGTCGCGCTGAGCGCCCTTGGCGTTGTAGCTGATGAAGCGCAACGCACCTTCGATCGCACCATTGGTCGAGCTGATGATCTGCTCGACGGTCGTGGCGGTCTGGTCGAAAGTCACGTCGATGTCGTCACCATCGACCACCGCGCCCCCGGCAATCAGCTCGATGCGGGCCAGGGCCAGGTCGACCCGGTAGTCGGTACCGGCGACCAAAGTGGCAACACCCTTCTCGACCACCACGTTGGTGACCTTGCGGGTACCTGCCGGGCGAGCGGTACTGATACCGAGCTGCAGGAACTCGCCGGCCTTCACGTCCACGAAGCTCTCGGCGACAGCCGTGGCCGAGCCGATGGTCAGCGTGGACAGGTCGGCCAGCAAGAAGTCGGCGACGTTCTTGGAGCTGTTGTTGTCGGTGGTCAGCGTGCCGGTGCGGTTCACCTCCAGCGTCACCGAGGCGTCCTTGGTGCGCAGACCTTCCTCGCTGGAGTAGTGGTCGAGGTTGTTGGCCTCGGACGTGAGGTTGAACACCGTGGTGTTACCGAAGTAGCGCTCGCTGGCGGCGCGCACCAGAGTGCCGGGGGCGAACTTGGCAAAGCTGACTTTGCCGCGGCCCAGGACGAGATTGTCAGCCATGACGTTGCTCCTGTTGAAAAGGCTCAGGTGAGCCGGTACGGGTCAAGAAGATCCTCGACCAATTCGAGTTGCACGCGGAAGTAGAAGTACGCGCGTACAGAGGGTTGATCTGGAGCCCGCACAACGCCGGGCTCAATACGAACGGAAGCGACCAAACCTCCAAGCATGAAGTCGGGGCTTTCCATGTCGAGCACTGGGGCCAGCGCCTGACCAACCACGGCCATCAGGTCGTAGGCCGGATCGGTCGGGTGGTCACGGTCATCGACCGACCAGCCTTGCACGAGCATGGTCAGCCAGGACTTGCGCGTCGTTTCCTCGAAGCCCGCGTTGTGCATGTCGCGGTCAGGGTTCATGCTCTCGTTGACCGCCACCATCGGCAACGGGTCGCCGTCCGAGAAATTCATGCGGCCGCGCACCGTGGCCACACCCGTGCGAGCGATCAACGTGTCGAGGGCTTTGAGGACAGCCAGGCGTTTGCTGTCAGCCACGGTTTAGCCTCGCAAACTGGCGGAAGAAGTTGGACTCAAATTGATCCATGACTTGCGGCACGAGAGTGGGCATCGAGGTGCGGAATGCCTGGTCAACCGATGGGCCGAACAGGATGTAAAGATTCTTTCCAATCTGGCGGGCCTTGCGGCTGTTGGTCATGGCACCCTTGGTGCGCACGGCCAGGCCGAAGCCGCCAGATGGGCCGGGGATGTAGAAGCTGTGCGACAGGTCAGGCACTGCGCCGCCTGGCGTCACCTGGATGCGCGGCTTGACGCCTTGACCGGGCTTGACGGTGCTGAAGCGCGCCAGGTTGAGCGGGGCGAACTCGGCCGACAGAACGGCCTCGGGCCGGTTCGGCGTGGCGTACTGGGTGATGTCAAAGCGCTTGCCGGCGAGGGCCGCCTTGGGCACGTTCAACTCGCCCTGGATGGCTTCGGTTGAGCGCGTCTTGGCCCACCGAATGGTGTCGTTGGCCGCAATGGTCTGAGCCTTCGCCGCGACCTCGGGGAAGCGCCGGATGTAGCTGGCCATGCCCGAGAACTGATTGCGCGGGGCGTCGATCATGCCGACACCACCACGAGGTCGCAGGTGATCCAGCGAGCGTCGTCCATCGGCAACACCGAGTCGATGACGAACACCAGGCCGTCGTCCACGAATTCAATCCGACCGTTGCGCTCAGGAGACGGTATCTCCAGCTTGTCGAACACGCAGCGCTGAATTTGCTCGACGACCTGACCGTAACCTTCACGGTCGTTGTCGCCAAAGCGCGACTGGTTGTCGTGACGACGCACCAGGCAGTCGGTGAAAGTGGCCGAGCCTGGGGCTGAATAACGCGCAGCAAAGCAGAACGTGGCGTGCACGTCCTCTCGCATCGCGGCGCGGTCTTCAGCCCAGCTCATGGCTCACTCGGCGACAGGCTTGGCCACGTCGAGATAGTCAGCAGCGACACCGCTGAACTTGGTGCCGGCAGCAATGAACTTGTACGTCGGAACGGTCAGCTCGATGTTTTCCAGAGCAACCAGTTCGACAACGGGTACAGGCGCCTTGGGCACCTTGGTAACGATGGGGTCAGCCATGAATTTCTCCGAAAAAGAGGGGGCCCCGAGTGGCGGCCCCCAAGTCACTCACCACGGAACGCTGGTCAGGCAACCACGCGGCGGCGCAGAGTCGCGTTGGGTCGGCCGGGGATCATCATCGGAGCCGATTGCGTCAGCAGGAAGCGGGCGCTCGGGTTCTCCTTGACATACGACTTGACGAAGATGTCTTGCGGGCGCAACACGTCGATGTCGAGGATGGCGCCAAATGCGCGCGCACCAGCCACGCCGCCCGAGGCGACCATCAGCACGTCGCGCGGGTCCATCATCTGCACCGTGGTACCGGCTTCGTCGGTGTCGTAAGTCTCGTTGTACACCCAGTAGCTGCGGTTGCCGTCAGAGCCCTTGAACTCCAGCGGCTGGCCGTTTCCGGGGGTGATGTCGAGACCATTGAGCTTGCCCGTACCGGCGCGCAGATCCAGCAACTCCTTCAGGTCGGTGCCCTTGCGGAACGCACGCCAGGCCGTGGGGCCCATGACCACCTGATCGACCGGGTAGCCCGAGTCGGTCATCACGATGCCGGCCCAGTCTTCCATGTTGTCCAACGGCACAACGCCCGCTTCCCCCCAGCGCGAGCCGGACGCCAGCGTGGCCTCGTGGGTGCTGGCACGACCGAAGTCGATGACTGCAGTCGGGTAGTTGTCGCCCGACAGCGTGATCTTGCCGTACAGCATGGCTTGAGCGGCCATCCAGTTCCAACGACGCTCCACTTGGTCGCGGTGATCCGCCAAATACTGGCCCAGCAGTGCTTGGGCGCGTTGCTGGGGATTCAGCACGCCGCCGAAGCCTTCGCCGGCCATGCGCGACAGCGTGCGCTGGGGGCTGAGCGAGTTGAGCACCTTGACGTAGCCCGGCTTGTACTTGTCGGTCGAGAAGCCCTTGTCGCGTTGCGGAACGCCGGCCACGGTGGGCATGACGAACGGCGCAATCTTGCGATCGGGCAGCACCACGTCGAAGTGCACTTCCTCGGTGTCGAAGTTGAAAGTGCGGCCAAACCAGGACAGCC